GAGCTGAACACCAAGTCCGACTACTGCCAGTGCTGTGGTTACGACGGCGAAATTAAAATTGTAGAAGATGAGAAAAACCACAAGCTTGTATGGGAGTGCCCGAATTGTGGTAATCGTGACCAGAACAAAATGAATGTCGTAAGACGTACTTGCGGTTACCTGGGAACTAATTTTTGGAATCAGGGGCGCACTCAGGAAATCAGAGATCGAGTGGTCCATCTGAGCGACAATTAAATAACGTATAAGTGGTGGGTTGGTGGGATTAAATATACATGGACAGACTAAGCAAGAAGCTGCAAGAAGAGAAAGATAAAGAATCCAAGGTCATGAAATATTACCATTATAAGGACATGGATATTAAAACGCCTTATTGGTTTCTGTATCCGCTTCTTATTGCTATGTATTGGGTAGAAAGATTTCGTACTAAGATCGAAATGTTTCGCCGCAAAAAGCTGAATAAATGGAGCGACAAGCGAACTGACCGTATCCTAAAATATGTGTTCCCAAAAGCGTGCAAGGTAAACACTTTAAACAACAGTTTTTATTTTACTTGCCGTGACAACGCATATCTTCTTCATTGGTCACTATGGAGTAGGCCATGGGATTGGTATTACTGTAACCTTCATAATGTTGAAATTCTAAATTATCTTGCGTGGGATTTTGAAATGCCCGGATATATGAAAACAACAGAGGAAGAAGAGGATTATCCAGATAACTGGATTACGGTTATATTCAAAAAGGAGCTATAAAATGAAAATTCTAAAACAAAAAATTAACGAGATGGTGAATTTTGATTCTTTAGCTGGTGGTGAACCATTTTATTTTGAAGATAATTTGTGGATTAAGGCGAAGAATTATAGAGATTGTGATTTAAATACAGTCCGGGTCTCGGATGGATTGTTGACTACACTTGAAAATAATCCATTGGTTGAAGTTGCTCACGTTCATGTTGAAGATGATAAAGACGATTAAAGGAAGGTGATTAACATAGAAGCATGGAAGAGTTTCTTTAAGGCACTTGGTTCTTTTCTCGGAATCATTCTGATTCTGGCGGCTACATATTTTACCTCGTGGATTATCACGATTGGTATCATCTGGCTGATTTTCAAGCTGCTGAATATCACTTTTACCGTTAAAGTGGCGACAGGCATCTGGCTGGCTCTAGTTCTTATGGAACGATTCATTAAGGGTAGCCAAGGAAAGTAAATAACAAGCAGGGTGGGTGTGGTGGCATGAAAGGGTGTGATGTATATAGATATCCAAAGACAGTGGGCAATGCCAAACAAGAATACATTTGATATAAAGCCAATTAAGGAGCTGATTCAGTCAGAACTAACCAATGGGATATGGATCGACCCGTTTGCTAATCAAAATAAGCTTGCAACAGTTACGAATGATCTAAATCCTGTGTTTGATACGGACTATCATATGGACGCTCTCGATTTTCTGAAGATTTTTGGCGATAGTTCTGTGGATGGCGTCCTATATGATCCTCCGTATTCTCCACGACAAGTAACGGAGTGCTATCAAGGCATCGGTATGAATGTCACGAATGAAACAACTCGTGCATCGTTCTGGGGAAACCAAAAGAAGGAAATATCCAGAATTGTAAAGTCCGGCGGTAAGGTTATCACGTTTGGTTGGAACTCCGGTGGTATCGGACGTAAATATGGATTTGAGATTACTCGCATTCTTTTAGTCCCACATGGCGGATGGCACAACGATACAATTTGTACGGTTGAAGTAAAAGTAGCATAAGGAGGGTTCATGTTTGAGTGAACATTATGCAATTGTTTTTGATTTTATGTGGCTTATATTCAAATATTTTAATGTTACTAAAGAGGATATAAAGATGATTGTAGAAGATATCGAATCTTTTAAATAAGGAGAATTATATGGATTATTGGTCTGTTGAAGTAATGTACTACGATGATGGACATCAGGCGTTCAATACATATATGGTCAAAGCGCAGGATCAAAACGATGCCATGAACAAAGCACATCATCGTTTTGAAAAATCTCATCCCGGTATGAGCTGCATGGTTCAGAATGTAGAAAAGGCAGGTGACTGAGGTGGACTTTAAATGTAAGTGTGGCAGTAAATCTTTCTTTATCCAGAGCAAAGGAAATCAGATTGGATTGTATTGTTCTGTTTGTGGCAAGTGGCAGAAATGGCTAACTAAGAATGAAGTAAGACAGTTTGAGTACGAGACGAATACATTGGACTCAAAAGACAACAATCCAGAAGATGATTTTTATGAAAAATTCGCCTTAACTCCATGGGGTTGCCTACACTGTGCCTTTAGAGATTTTGGACTAGACCTTCCTGAAATTCCTGGTAAGATGGCCGATGCTCTTATAGAAGATTTCTTCGAGATTATGAAAAAACACGGATTGTGGAGAAAGAGTAAGAATGATTGAAAACATTGAACACAAAAACAATCAAAATAACCAGACAGATTTGTACAATCGACTACTGGCTAGAATCAGCCAAAGCGCTATTAGAGTATCAACCGTGAAAGAGCCTCATACTTATATGAAAGCAGTTGGAACAAATGAGCTCAAACGAATTCTAGCGGAAGAATTTAATATCCAATAAAAGTGCCGTTTTATCGTGAAATTCTATTAAATTTATAACGTAGATACGTTAAATAACAGGAGACAAAATGAAGAAGTGGACAGAAAAGCTGCTTGAAGCTGAAGGATACGAGATCCGAAATGTACAAATCAAGAATGTTAGCCTTAACATGGCCGATCATGGAGTTTTGACTTCTGATTTGACGTTGGATGGTCATGGATGGGGCGTTTGCTATGGAGGATATGTTCTTGGTAAAGGATATGTAGGAGCAAAAACTTTCAAAGGATATGCTTCTGGTATGGAAGCCATCATGCGAATCATGGACACTGTTGGCTGCGATAAGTACGAGAACATGAAAGACAAGTATATCCGTGTGGCAACTAAAGGCGGGGGTAGTACAGTAAAAATTATCGGCAATATTCTTGAGGATAAGTGGTTTGATTATGAATCTTTCTTTGATGATATGAAAAACGACACTGCCGATGATAAGGGTACTGAGGTAATATGGAGAAGAAATACGTAAAAATCTTTAAATGCCGTGGATGCAATCGCAATATCATTAAAAATGATGTTGATTTATCTATTGCTGAGAAATGGACTCTTTCAGGAATGTTTCAAAATGGGTGTAAACCCGTTGAAGTGTCTGGCGGGTCTAGGCTTTCTGGACAGAACAAATTCCTGCTTCATCGGTGTGATCCAGAAAAGCTTTGTATTTGTGATTTCATTGGATGGAAAGAAATCGAGGCTAAAAATGATTAACGATCCTTTTGCAGAAGATGGTATCGTCTCCTGTCAGTGCTGTGGCAGTGGTGAGTACCTTTATAACGAAGATGGAAACCAGAACGGCTACTGCGGAAATTGCGGAGCTAGAATCGACTGGCCGGAGGACGACAATAAACGCTGGCGTAAAGTTTCGAGCGAAACTCCGTATGTGAGTCCATCTGTGATGTGTTCTGATGATGTTGAAGTAAAATTCAAAGACGGTCATACATCAGTCGGATTTATCTCGTTTGATGGTCGATGGTTTGACCATGATTGCGATGAGATTAAAAGACCAGATTGTTGGAGACCATTAGAAGATAATAACTAAAATTCCGCTTTTAACAGAAAGGAAAAGTATGTTTAAGACTTTCAAAAATACTGCCGTATGCGTACTTCTAGCAGCGATTATACTGACTGGATGCAGTACAAGTGTGAAAGACTCAGTAGGGAATGTAGCCAAAGAGAATGACTGGTTCTATCGTATTGTTGACACTCCTGTGGTGTACGACAAGGATACACACGTTATGTATTACTTGTTCAGTAAAAGTGGAGGCAACCATGCTTACGGCTACATGTCTCCTTATTATAATGAGCACGGTCAGATGTGCTACTACGTTGATGGTCAGATTATTCCTGTCGAGGAGGTGTTAATCGATGTGGACTGAGATTGCTTGGCTTATGACCAAGGCTTATATTATTTTGATTTTTACAGCAACTATGATTCGCTCTGAACAGATTCTGTATGATGCCTCTACATATATTTTCCGAGGTGATAGGAAGAACGGAATGTATGGCTGTATTGTGACGAATATTTTTATTATCGTATATGCGAGTCTATGGACGAGGTTTATTTGAGATGGGATATTTTGAAGATTATAGCTGGTGCGAGCCAGAGGCAGAGTCTCAAGCTGACCAAATTGTATCTAGTGCAATCGAACAACTAAAAAATCTTGTTTCTGATAGCACTAAGGTTACCATGAAAGAATATCAAGATTTAGAAGCGAGAAAACTCAAACTGCAACATGAAGTTAATGAGCTTGAATACAAAAAACATAAGTCCGAAGAAGAACTTTATAAGCGAATGAACGAACATGATTTACCAAAAGACTTTGTAAATAAAATCGTTGGTGCGTTGATTGGTGATTTCAAAATTGGAGACGATGCTTGGACGATAGAATCTAAGTATAAGAGTTCCGAGTGCCCATTATGTCATGGAAAAGGAGTTGTCTCTGCAAAAATCAATGAAAGCATAGACTGTGATATCCAATGTCCTAAATGTAACGGATATAAAACAGTCTCAAATCTTTTTTATTATGCACAAAAAAGAAAGATTGTAAGATTTGATATAAGGCTTAATTTTAATAATCTTAACCAAATGTGGGTGGCTGACGAAGATCACATTGTCTTTTATGACGGATATTATCACAGATGCAAAGGCGGCCTTTACAAAACTGAACAGGATGCTATTGACGCAGCCGCCAAGAAGAATGCAGAGGTGGTCAAATGAGAACATTAGAACAAGTAGACCGAGATATTGAAATTGTAAGACATGATATGCGCGAACTCATGAGAATGCGTCAACCGATTTCTGTCGTTGCCGAAGATTTATTTGAACTTTATGACGAACGAAATGAAATCTTGGAATCGATGGGTGATACAAAATGAACTACGCTAAAATTGTTCCATGTGATATAGCGAATGGCGAAGGGGTGCGCGTCACACTTTTTGTGCAGGGTTGTGATCACCATTGCCCCAGCTGTCAGAATCCTACTACATGGGACCCGAATGGTGGTCAGCTATTCACAGATGAAACGCTCGATAAAATTATAGATTTACTTCGACCTGATTATATTCAGGGGCTTACACTTACTGGTGGAGATCCACTGTATCCAGAGA